TTCTATTCCGTGTGGTCATATTTTTGACGAACTTTACGAAAGAAAAATGTTTCAGCCGACGCCGGATTATCCAAGGAAATATGAGATTGCTAAATTTCAGTTGGAGAAAGAATTGAAAGCTGAAAAATCACCGGTCCGCCAAGAGAGAAATAAAATCAGAGAAGCGATTGAAAGTTTAGGTTCGGCAAACAACGAAAAAGTACTCGCAAGAGCAAAGCAGTTAGTTTTAAAAGACTATTTCGACTACTTGAAGTTAAACAACACGCACATCAAAGAATTTATCAATCAAATACCTTAGAAATCATGAAAAAACGTTGGAAAAGAGAAGAAGTGTTAATTGAAGTTGGGGCTTGGATATTGGTTTTTGTGTTGATTGGGTGGCTTTTTGTGGCTTGGAATTAGACTTGGCGGATTAGTAAAATTTAAAACTTGAAATTATGCAAATAACAGAAGACAAAGCAAAAGAAGAATTTGAAAATATCTTTGGTAAAGTAGATTTACGATTGGGATTTTCATTAACCACAAAGAAAACTAAAAACGGAATTTTGGTAATGAAATGGTATCAAAGAAGTGTTTGGAGTGATAATAAACTTGAGAAAAAAGTTTTGTTTTGCAACGGAAAAGTGTACGAAGAAAACAAGGAAATTGCCAATTATAAAAATTAAAAATGGGAAGCACATCAAAATACAAAGGAGTAAGTTGGGATAGAAAAACAAACAAATGGGAATCTTCCATAACTTGCAAAGGCACGAAACATCCTTGCGGATTTTATGACTCTGAAGACGAAGCTATTAAAGCTCGTGACAGAAGAATTTTATCGTTAGGTTTGCCAATAAAAATGTTACAAAAACTAAAACCGTTAGAGAGATGAGAGAAATAAAATTTAGAGCAATTGAGAAAGGGGATGATAAATTTGTTTATTATCACAATTGGGAATCTATAAGAGATTTAGCAAGACGGGCCGAATACGGTTATATTGATGTTATTTGTCAATACTCAGGATTGAAAGATAAAAACGGAACCGAGATTTTTGAAGGCGATATTGTAAACGATAAAGAATTAGGAAAAGGAATTGTTGTTTTCCAAAGTGGTTGTTTTTTTATGATGTATGATGCTGATACAAATATGGAATTTTTAGGAATAAAAACAGACATATTCGGAAGGTTGCAAGAAAAAAGAATAGTCGAAATAATTGGAAACATTTACGAAAGTCCAGAATTATTAGAAAATGAAAAATCAAATTCTTGACGCGGTAAAATTGCATTACGATAAAACAGATGGCAGAATAACATTAATTCAACTTCGCGAATTGCTTAAAATTGAGATTTCTGACTTGAAAAAATTATTGAACGAATTGCATAAGGACGGAAAAATTTTGATCCGCTCAGGAATAAATCAAAAATTGATATATGAGAAAACAACAAATATGCGACAGTAAAGTAAAACACACGGAATTATCAGCACAACACGCGATAGGTTCAAGTCAAGGTTATTACAAATGTGAAGTATGCGATGGATTTCATATTTACACGATTTCAAAAGTTTTGCCTAAGAAAGAAAAAATAAACCCGAAATTTAAACTTAGAAGATTAAGACATAAAGATAATTGATTATGGAAAATAAATATTACACCCCGGAGATTAGTGAATTTCACGTTGGATTTGAGTTTCAAAAAAAAGAAACTATTAAGTCGGGTATAGCCCATCATAAAAACCAAAACAAACCCTTAGAGATAAATAAAATCGAAACTTTTTGGAATAGTATTGTGTTTCAAAAATCACTTTTAGACAACACTTGGAACGCAATGGATTACACTCTAAAAGAGGTGGCTGAATTTATAAAATCAGATGAAATCCGTGTCAAATACTTAGACCGTCAAGACATCGAAGAATGTGGATTTGAATACCTTAAAAAAGGATGGGGAGATTCTTCTTTGATTTTTAGGCACCCTAAGGGTTTTGAGATTTATTTCAGAGGAAACTGTTCTTTAAACATCAGCAATCATTATAGCACCGTTATATTTGAGGGGAATGTAAAAAATAAATCCGAACTTTTAAAAGTTTTCAAAATGCTAAATATTTTACAATGAAAAAACAACTTTACAAATACGAAATTGAATGTTGGTATCGCTATGGTGATGACGACAAAGAATTTTTAACCACTACTATAATTGCGGAATCTGACGAAATCGCCAAGCAATTTGCAAAGAGCGTAAGAAGAAACATTTTCAAAGTAGAAATCAAATCAAAGGTACCTTACAATGAGCCAAGACTTTAAAATTTGCAAAGCCAAAGGATGCGGAGAAGAATTTAACTCTGTTTTTAGCAAGCATAGGGATTTTTGTTCGTCGGAATGTTACAAGGCGGACAAGAAAGTTGATTTGAAGCTAAAGTCGCTTAAAACACCGAAAAGATGCAAAGGAACATCAAAGGCAATCGGGTACGGATGTAACGAACCTCAGCACGAGAGAATTTTTGGACTTGGTAAAAAATGCGGATGCTATAAAGAATGGTTACTAAACACGCCTGAAGGCGCGGATTACTTAAAAACGGTCACAATAAAAGTCACTCAGCCAAGAATCGACTTAGAAAATGCTCAAGCCGAAAGAAAAGACCGGGTAAAACTTGGTCACTTACTTAGTAACACTAAAAACATTTGCCACGAATATATTAGATTACGAGATAAAGGAAAAGACTGTATTAGTTGTGGGATTCAATATCTCGAAGATTTTCAAGCTGGGCATTTTTACAAGGCAGAGCTTTTTTCAAACCTAAAATACGACGAATTAAATATTTCAGGACAGTGCCGGCAATGTAACCTCCGGAAAGAAGGTAATGAATCGGGGTATCGCTCAGGAATAATTCAAAGATACGGATTTGAACATTTGCGCTATCTTGACGAAAAAGCCAAGGCATATAAGCAAAATCATTTTGAATGGGATAGAGAGCAGTTAATTGAAATCCGTGATTACTACAAAGAGAAACTTAAACTATTAAAACAAAACTAATTATGAAAGAACAATTATTTGAAGGGTTTAAATACCCTAAGACAAATCAGCAAGAAGTATTACTTACTTTGATTACACAAGGACACGTATCGATATTTGATTTTTCGTATATGTCAGGATTTAGAACTCGTGTCTCACAATTACAAACAGTCCATGGATTATTCTTTGAAAGAATCCTTGACAAAAGGTGCAACAAATTCGGAAACACCTATACTTACGCAATACATAAACTTCCCGAATCAGAAAAAGAAAAAGCTATTGCATTGTATAATAAATTAAATTATTAGTTATGAGACATTACGAAATAATTTGCCACGGACAAACAATCAAGTTATCAGCAACTCAAATATTGCCAAATTCAAATGGTCAAGTTTATTTTTACGACTTTATAGATGGCGCCGAAAGAATTGTTCATGTTGTGCCGGATTCCGCTTTTATTTTAGACGTCACAAAAGAATTGCTTGATTCTATTATGGAATATTACAATGAAGCAGACCATAGAATTTTTAACGATTTGCCAATTTTTGATAAAGAAGAAGTTAGAAAAGAAGCGGTTAAAATATCTAAACTTTGCGAAAAAATACAAGAAATAAAAGAACGAATTAAAATCTAAAATTATGAATTTAACACCCGAACAATTGGCGTATTTAAAAGGTCTTGAATCGCCTAAGAAAAGAAGAAAGTTTATGCTTGATTGCTTGGTTGAGAGTGTAATTGGCGAATCAATGAAATTTGACGAAGATACTTTGGTTGGAGTGCAAAAAATTAATACTATTTACACATCAACCACCGCGCCAAGAACAATTTCAGAATCCCTAAAAGACCGACAAGAATTCGGGACAGAAAACTTTGATTTTACGAAAGCCCATATTGAAGCTGTAGATAGAATTATACCTAAAGACGACGAACTTCTGAAATTTGATATGTTAGAAGTCGAAGAATTTGAAAAAGAAATAAAAAACAATTTACTTCTTAGAGGGTTTTCTCCAAGTCAAATATTAAATAATAGAGGTTTAATTGGCGCTACTATTCAAGAAACAATGTCTAAAATTAACGAATCCGCCAAGTCAAATTACACTCCTCAAGAAGTAGATATGGCTAAAAACCTAATGACTGAAAGAGAGAAATTTGCCGAGAACGTAAAGAAGATTGGCGAAAAGAAATGGACTGATGAGGATATGCGAAAGTGTTTTATAAACGGAATGATGGCAGAGCCAAAACATAGTCTTAATGCGACTTTCGAGCATTATTTTGAAGGATTTAAAAAACGAAAAAATGAGTAATTCGCCAAGTGAAATCGAGGTAGTCGACCCCGAAGTAGTAACAACAAAAAACCCTCTTGATTGAGGGTTTCTTTTTTTAAATCTATTTTTTCTTTTTCTGCTCCTCAACATCTTTAAACTGAGTTACCCATTGAGCCAATTCCGCTTGTTTCTCTTGACTCATTCCGCTTGATGCTAAGTTCAAATTCTTAACAAATTCAGCGTCTTTTTTAAAGTCTTCGTTCTTAATAGCGTTTTGGTATAAAATATACGCCTTGGCAAATGTTTCGCTTTCGTTGTAGAATTCCATGTACCAAGTGTCTGCGTCTTTTAATCCTTCACGAACTTTTTGGTCTTTTATAGCATTTACCGCTACCTTCTCTGCTTTTTTAATTAACTCAGGATTACCTGCGTATTTTTCATTAATGACTTTTACCGCTTCCGGAATTGTTATTTTACCCGAAGTTATATCATTGGCAATTCCGTTAGTTTCCTTAGTGAATTTAGTCTTTTCGTTTTTAACGACTTTTTTTACTTTTTCTAAATCATAATTCACTCCCGGTCTTTTGCCGATGTAATCAATAAAAGCACCTTTAAAATAGCCATTTAAGAAACTCGTTACCTTAAATTGAGTTTGGTTTGGTGTTTCTCCTTTTAGTTCCGCACGCAATCTACTTAAATCTCGCCATATTCTCCAAGCGCTCGGAGTAGAAAATACTTGTCCTAATAAAACACCCGTTGCTCCTGAAGTTGAACTATCTTTATTGTCTAAAGATTTAATCAAAGTAAATACGTTGTCGTTTTGATCCGTTTTGTAGCCTAATTTATTCAATAGCCATTTTGATAGTCTTTCATCTGATTCTGCCAATGAGTATGCTAAAATATCCGGAGAAAACTTATCGAATGCTTTTCTTTGTTCTGGATTTTCTTTTAAATACTGATTAAACAATCTTTTATTTTCGTCATCATCATCTCCAACGGTAGCAAGTGTCTTTATTCCTTGGTAGGTTAAGAATGTAGTTATTCCGACAATACTTCCCCAAACACCTCTAAATAATTTACTCTCAGCATCTCGCTTATTCGCCAAGTCTTCTTTCATTCTTTTTCTACCTACATCAGTAAGCAGGTCTACTTCTTTATTTTTACGCATTTTGTTTAATCCTGTAGCTAATCCAATTGGTGTACCGGCTTCTGCTTCTATGACAGCCCAATTCATTCCTCCTCCAACATAAGGATTAACAAAATTCTTGTATATCATAGCGTAAAACGTATATCGAGAAGCCTTGTCATAATCCTTTTCTTTTACAGCGTCTTGAATTTGCTTATCAAGGTCATTATTTTGAAGTTTAACGTACTTCGAAATCAAGTTGTTTGACTCGTGGCCAATATTTAAACCCCCGGATTTCATCGAGGCGTCATAAACATCATTGATTTCTTCCATCGTGAAATTATTTCCAGACGTAAGGTTTTCGCGCATCAAATCAAATGCCAATCGATTTACGTTGTACTCGTTATCAACTAACGTTCCTTCTTTCATTGCGTTAACGTCTTTGATGAATTGTTGCGCCAATACTTTTGCTTTCTCAAGATTAACCCCGGTAAGCGCATTAGAAACAAATTCAACCGCCTCTTGCTTTGTCATTTTTTGTTTTCCTTCTCTTTCAGAAGTAAGCACGTCAACCGCATTCATAATGAAGTCTACATTTACAATTTTAGATTTGTAACGACTATCCATAATATTCAAAAATAATCTTCCCTCAAGGGTGTTTAATATTGCAATAAGGGCGGTTTGTTTTCTACCGCTTGTTTTGTTCATTATGTAATCTTTTAATTTCTCAATAAATATAGAATGGTTAGAGAAAGGAGAAACACTATCCCCAAAATCAACACCTCTATTTACCAAAACATCTTGCATCACTACATTTTTAAACTCATTTAAAGCAGAGTTTAGTTCCGGAGTCGAATAGCCTTTTAATTTGAACTTTGCTTTCGCTAAGAACGCTGCTCTTTTATTGGAATATAAGTTTTGCATTGCGTTGTATAAATTACCTAAAACTGCAGCTCTTGATATTCCTGCAATGTCGGCTACAATAGTCCAAACTTTTAGTTTAATTGGTGAATTTCTCAGATTTGCCCAAGTAATAATATTACGAATGTGCTGAGCAATTTGACTTGATTGAGTTTCAATAGATTTTGCGTCAGGCGCCTTTCCGTCAATTTTAACCTCGCGTAAGTTTTTAATCTTTTCGATTTCGGCTTCAATCTTATCTAAAACGTCTTGTTCTCTTTTGGAAATTCCAACAATTTTGTTGATTAATCTCTCGTAATCTTTAGCATCTTGACCAAACAATCCTTTTGAGTGATACTCTACCAATCTGTCTAAGTCTGACTTTCTGCTTGGAGTTGGTTTTATTTGGTTTTTACGCTCTAAATCAGACATGGCTTTATCAGCGATGTCTTCGGTTAATCTTTTGTACTCAGCCTCTAATTCTGCGCTAATTTCGTCAATTTGCGAATCAGTATAACCTTGCTCTCTTAATTTAGCCTCAACATTGGATTTAAGGGCTTCAACGCTATTCATTCGACCGGTTAATTTTACCCAATCTAAGACTTGTTTTTTCTCTTTTACCTTTACTTTTTTACCGTTAGCATCTACAACGTCGTTTCCGTTAGAATCTTTTTCATTTTTGGTCACGGTAATTTCACGACTAAAGCCGGCGTCAATTAATGCTTGTTTTACAATATCACGGATTTTAGGAGTTTTCATTACCCCTAAAATATCTTGCTTTAATTTGTCGCCGTCAATATCTTTAAATTGGGCATCAGCAAGAACGTTTTTAATTGCTTGTGCGACAGTAGCGCCTTTTTCAACTAATTGTGCAATTGCCTCGATAGCCAAATCATAAGCCCCAAGAGATAAATCAGATTTCGCAATGTCTTTGTTTAGCTTTAATCTTCTAATCTTATCTGCAATGTCCTTGCCTTTTTTGGAAAAGTCTCCTCTATTTTTGCTTTTAGCGTCTTGAATAGCCTTTTTTACTTCTGCGTCAAATTCTTCTTGAGTATAGGTTTTAACTTCTGAATCAGAGTTTTCCTCTGCCTCAGAAGCCTTGTTTAAATTCTCGCCTGTAGGAATAGCATCTTTTAAAATTTTCTTTGCCTCTTGTTGCGCAGGAGTAATTAATCCGCTTGTTAATTTGTCGGTATCGTAGCCGTTTTTAATAGCGTTGTGGATTCTTCTCAGTCTTCCGGCATTTAATCCTTTAGATGAGTTTCTTAAATTAGCTTGCGAATCGGCATAAATTAATTCTCGCATTGCTTTTAACGGAACGCTACTCGGATTTGCTTTTACCAAAGTATCGATTTCATTTTCAAGCGCTGCGTAAACTACGGCTTTTTCAAAATTTCCTAATTTGGCATTTTGTAGAAATTCCAAAGTTTTAGCCATGTAATCTTCGCCAAAAATATTTCTTGCTTTTTCTAAAACATTATTTCCATGCTGAATTGCATTTGTTAATACAAGTTGTTCGTATTGTTGGTCATTAGTTGGTTTGTCTCCAAAAACATCAGCAATAGTGTCAGCGCTTAAATACTCATTGAATAAGCCACTTTTAGGCTCGTTGGAAGCGAATTCTTTAAGGTCTAAATATTCTTTATGAGAAATTCCTAATTCTTGTGCAATTTCCTCAGAACTTTTCTCTCTACGAGAATCTTTTGATGAGCTTGGCTTTCCTTTTGGCTGAAGTACTTGTGGCGCTTCTTCAACTTTCGGCTCTACAATATTTTTAACCTCATCAACTTCAATATCTACATCGTAAGATTTTCTCAATTCGGCAATTACAGCTCGAATAGCTTCGTCAATTGAAATTCCCGTTTTAGCAATTTCCTTAGCGGTTTTAGCAATAAAATCAATTAATTGGTCACGAGATGTTCCTTGAGTATTTGTTCCGTCTGTATTGGCTTTTATTCTTATTCCGTAAATGCTTTCAATTGCTTTTAATGAATTGGCAATTTCGTCAATTTTAGCATCAGTCGCTTTTATTCGGGTTTCTTTGCGAGAAGGAGTTTTTTCAAGAATAACAGTAGATTCTCCGGTCTTATAGTCAAAGTTTTCTTCTTTTATAATATTTTCAGGATTATAATTTGGATTTTCTTTTCTTTCTTTTCTTGTGTTAAAAAAAGACTCTCCTATTTTTGTCTGAGTTTTTGACGGCTTTATTTCTACTCCTAAAGATTCGGCATAATCATATAGTGCAGAGGCAATTCCATTTCTTCTGTATTTCTCTTTCACGTCTATTACATTAGCATAAAATTTACCGTCCGTATCTTTCCAAAAACTAACAATACCAACCATTTCTCCTTTAGAATTTTTCATTTCTAAAGACACCCTGTCTTGGTTTTTTCTATCGTTAAAAGATTTTACTTCGCCGTTTATCCCGTCGAATATTTTTATATCTAATTCTTCTCCGCTATTTAGTGTATATTTTTTATCTTTTAAAACGCCTTTTACTTTATTGTCTCTTTTACTTGACTTAGGTTCAACGGCGGATTCCACAACTTCTGTTTCAGTAACTTCGGTTGTTGGTTTTTCTGTAATTGCCACGTCTGCGATCTGCTCAGTTGTAGGTCGAATGTTTCCATTAGTAGAAGAATCTCTTGACGTTTGTGTTTCATTTATTTTTTCAATAGATTTTATAGCTGATTTGTCAATTACGATAACTTCTGTTTTTCCAACTAATGACTTACCCCTAATAACTTTGACTCCCTGACTTCTTAATTCGTCAAGTTTTTCTTTGTCAAGACGCTCGACACTTCCTTCGTAATCCGTAATTTGAACTCCGTCATTTAATTTTATTCCATAAACAGAATCCGTAGAATTTCCTTTTATAAAAGAAATCACGTTCTTTATATTGTCGTAAGTGTAAAAACCACCATATTTTCCTTTTCTTCCTTGTCTTGACTGTCTTGGCTCAACACTTACTACATCAACAGTAAGTCCATCATTTCCAGTATGAAACAAATCAAACCCTTTAGATTTTTCTTCAAGAATTAATGCATCATACTTTTCTCGGATAGGGTCGATATATTTTTTATCCCAAAGTCTTTTGGTTTTTAACGCCTCAATTTCTGAATCACGCTGTTTCTCTAACTCGAAAATTTTATTATTTACCTCCTCTTTGACTTCGGGTTGTTCTTGTACTTCGGCTTCTGATTCAATTTTTGTTTCGGTAGTTGGAATTTGAGTTTCTGCATCTTGTATATTGTTTTCTTTTTTAGATTCAAACGTGATTTTTTTTCTGTCACTTGGCAATTCGCTGAAATTTCCATCTAAGGTTTTAACTCTATCTTCTTCCAATTTGGAATATTGCTCCTTTAACTCATTAACAAACATTTCTTTTTGCTTTTGAGAAAAATTAGAGTCTTTAATTTCTTGAAGTTTGCTTTTTAATTCTTCTTGTTTAATATTAACATCAACTAAGAATTGAGTTTCTTGAGTGCTGAAATCCTTATCTCTATTCGCGTTTTTAGATACAATTTCAAATGACTGATTTGTTAATTCATTCATTTTTTTGTAAATAATTGTTTTTTCGTTTTGAGTTAGATTTGGGTTGTTTTTTACTTCTTCACTTAAAACTTCTATTTGAGATAAAATTTGCTTTGTCTTTTGAATGTCTTTACTGTCTGAGTAAAGTTTTGCTTTTTGAGCAAGACCTCCCCAAACACCTCCTGCGATAGTCATTCCTCCGCCCATTATACCTCCGGCTATAAAACTCTCTGAGCGCATTTCATTGGCTTTCTGTCTTGATATTTCTTTTCCTGCAACATATCTATCAGCGCCAATTTGAGCTTCTGTTGTTAAGTATTCAGTGCCTCCTTCGAGTCCAAAGTTATATCCGAATTGTTTTCCTAATTTAGAAACTTCTTTCATTGCCCCGTCTTGAATAAGTACTCTTGACGGATTTGAAGCTCTCACAATAGATTTCTCTATGTTTTTTAGAATTGACGCGGTACCTAACTTTTCAAAAAGCGCTTCTGCGCCACCATATAGATAAGAAGTCGCTAATTTTTGACCAAAAGTAGTTTGTTTGGCGAATGGTTGTTTTTCTTCAACTTCCATTTCTCTGAATTTTTCACCACCGGACATTGTTCCAATTAAAACCGATCCGATTTCAGGGGCAACCGCTAAAGTCGCGTAAATAGGCAATTGCTCTGTGCCTAATCCTGCCAGAAATGAGCCTACGTCAGAAAAGTTATTTATGTCTTTCGCTTTGTATTTGATGTATTGTTCTCTATCCTCTGAAGCCTCGTCCAAAACCTCGTCAGCCATTTCAATATTGCCTTTTCTGAAACCGTAGACATCTGTATCTAACCCTGTTTTTTCATCAAGATACCTTGCGCTTTCCTCTGCTAATTTAAGCGTTCCTCCCGCTACCCCTTTGGCAAAATTTTTAATATTTGAAAGGTGTTTTTCGTAGTCGTTGTAATTATACTTAAACACATCGAGCATTTCATCACTCGATTTCACTTCTTCAAGTATTTTAGGAAACTTTTGGTCTAAATATTTAAGCCCTTCCACAGACTCATTAGCGTCTTGTAGAAGTTCGTTGTACTTATCAACCTGTTCTTGTGTTATTTGTTCTTTTGGAGTGTTTTTAAACGAATCGTAATATTTCTGAAACTCATTTATTTGATTTTCGTAAACTTCAGCAGAAATTACAGCCTCTTTTAAAGAGCTGTTTTTCTTTAAGTTCTCTAACTTTAATTCTTTCCAAATACCCTGTCTGTCATAATCTTCGGGTAAGTTGGCATCAAGACGTTTTTCTAATTGTTGTCTTTTATCGTTGCTTCTGAAAATATCTTCAGCTCTTTTTTGAATAGTAACATTCGTTACAGGCAATCCTTCTTTTTCTAATTCTTTTTTTGCTTGTTTTTTTTCGTCTTGAAGTGGTTGGTATTCATCAATGGTGAAATAATCTTTACTACCGCCTAACGCTTCGTTTACAGACGATAATCCCGTCCCTGTAACATTCCAAATTGCTTTACCTGCCTTACCTAAATTATTAAGAAATCCGGATTGTTTTTTTTCTTCTAAGAGCCTTTCTTCTGTTAAATTTTCGTCAACTTCTGATTTAGCTTTTTTAAATACTTGTTTGGCATAACTTTCCGGTTCAACTATTGTAGATTTGTCGATTTTTTTAAGATTACCTGTTAACGTCTCTTTATATTCGCCTTTAAATGGGTCTGCTACTTTTGATTGTTCTTGAAAAGAAGTTTGAACGACAGGAGTTTTTTGATTTTGAGCAATTTGCCTATTACCCTCAAGAACAATATCAGTCGGGCTTTGTGGTTTGTTTTTTAAGAAGTCCAAAGAACCATCTTTCTGTACCGATTCCGTACTTACCGAACTTGTAGTAGATGGTAATGGCGCTTTCGTAGAATCTTTTTTTTTTAATCTATTATTGAATTCTTCTTGGGAAATAGTCAATCCCATGTCATCTTTTAAAGCAGAATAAACTTTTGCTTTATACGTTTCGTCAGAATTTAATCTATTGTTAAACTCTTGCTCAGATATAGTTAATCCCGCTTCTTCTTTCAGGGTTGAATAAACTTTTTTTCTGTAGTTTCCTTCTAACATTTTATTTAACTTTAAATTAATTCAATCCTTTTTTGTCGGCAATAGATAATTTTTTTTTGCCGTTAATTCTTCTTAACTCCTCTTTCAATTCTTCATCCGAGGTATATCCTGCTTGGGCTGCTAACATTCCCAATTCGTCACCACCAACCGTTCTTACAAATTTCTGATAATTAGCAGCTATATTGTAGCTGTCTAACGCAGCTTTAGCTTCCTCTTGAAGTTGAGGATTAGTATTGTCTTCTTGCATTGCGAAAAGTTGCCCAAGCCCTACGTCTTTTCCTCCAACTTTGAATTTTTGCCCTTTATCAATTAATGCTTTACCAATTATCACTACCTCGTCATCATTTTGAAGAACAAAGTTTGAGACAAATCCAGAGTTTAATCCTGACTTACTTCCTCCTAAGTTTTTGAAAGGAATATCTTTTTCTCTAAACGAAAGCATTTTTTTATTTCTTGTTGTAAATGTTTTTCCTGTAGCTTCGTCTTTTTCATCGGTGAAATTAGCAATAGTCTTTTGAATTTCTTCTTTTTTCTTTTCGTCGTTTCTTTTTTGAGAAGCCAATATCCCCGCTTGGTCAATGTCTTTTTTGTATTGTTCCCCGTAAGACTTAACTAAATCATTAGCAACGTAATCAGCTACTCTTTTTCGGTCTTCATCTGTGAATTTTCTTTTCTTAACGCCGTCAATTTCAAGGAGTTTTTGATACATTTCGCTATCTTGATTTGCGATAGCGATACCTGCATTCATTGCTTGTTGTTTTATTCTTTCGTCAACTTTTTTCTTGGTTTCGGTAGTAAAGCCACTTTGGATTTCAGTTTCAGACAATTTATTATCATCAAGAAATTGTTTTTTAAAATCGCCATAATTAGATTTTGAGAATCTATCCATAATACCTAAAACGCCATTCATATCCGAGTCATTAACAACAACATTTGTCAAATTACCTTTGTCGTCTTTTTGGTATGTGGAAAATTTCCAATTTCCGTTTTCATCAACACGAACACCCATATTGTTTAATGACTGAACATCACTAAGTAAATCTTTTTCGTCTTCCGGATTAATGTTCCCTGATTTTATTCTGTCTTGAACTTCTTTGTATTTATTGAAAAACAAATCTATACCACCTTTAGCATTGTTGAAGTTGTTTTTTAAATTCAAATTCGCTAATTGGTATTTTGCTTTTTCATTTGGGTCGGTAGTTGCTCTTATCTTTTTCTCATTCTCCGCATAAGCATTCGCACTTTCTTTCGCTAATCCAAACTGAACGTTGTCTAAATTATAAACTCCCGTAGGTTTTCCTTGAAATGTCGCTAAATTCAAAGCCAAAGCATCGTCATCTTCTTTTTTAGCCTTAGCTTTTTTATCGTCAATAGCACGTTGTTCGGCTCTTTTTTGAAAACCGACTTGCTCAATGTTTTGAAGCGTGTCTAATAAAGGGTCTTTTGGAGCTTCTACTGTGGCAAAACTCCCAACTTTTCCAATTGCCATAATTAATCTTTTGGTAAATTATTAATAAAAATAATCTGTTCTTTATTCAAAGAATCAACATCAATACAAAATCCATCAGGTTTATTTTTGCAGATTAATTTATCAAACTTTATATTATCGTTTTTTGGGTCTTTTAAAAAAATAGACAATAATTTATGTGAATTAGATTTGTTTTTCATAACTTATATTTTTGTCCTATGACCGCCATTATTGTTGTGTTGTGTAAGGGTTAGGCTGAGCAAACATTCCTTGTCCTAATTGACCAAATCTACTTGTTGGATATGGAGATGTTTGAATTTGTTGTGGTTGAGATTGAATTCCTACTGGTTGTAATGAATTATCTATAGGCTGTGAATTTCTGTATTGATATGCACCTTGACTTGTTTGTGGCGAAAAAGCATTCCCTATCATAGAAATCCCCTGTATTCCTTGCGATATTCCCGTCGCTTGTCCTTGTCTTCCAGCATTTATTTGGCTTGACAATGCGTTTATGTCATTTTGTTCTCTGTTTTCTTGCATAGCACGAATTCTTGCTTCATCTTCAGCACGCATTTGGTCGATTTGCTTTTGTTGCATATCTAAATCTGCTCCAATTTGGCGATTGACCATTTGATTTGCTTGAGATACGCGTCCTAATCCGCCAATCAAACCTCTCGTTCCGCTTTCTCTCAACGCGCCAATTTGACCCGAAGCCAATCTCGATTGTTCTTCTCTTTGCAAATCAGAACCTAAAGTAGAAACCTGAAGCCCCTCAGCAACGTTTGAAAGTTGTTGACGATTGTAATTTTCGAGTGCGTTTTCTGCCTCCCTTGCTTGTTTTGCTCCTTGAATGGTGTTGTAAATCCCCCCAACCAACCCTAATCCTGCCGACGCTGCTGATGCTATTCCCATTGCTATATTTTTTTTGTGTAATGATTCACCCTTGTGTCTCCTATTTCAAACCCGTTTTTCAATAGCGGTTCTATAACTCCTTCGGTACTGCTTGTTGTAAATAAAGCCACAATTCCGTGCTGTTTTGCGTAATTACTAATATGCTCAAGCAATAATTCAAACGCACCACGTCTTTTCTTAATCGAAATTGATTTATTTGAAACCGGAAATGCCAACCATGCTAATCCTTTTGAACTTGTGAAATAAAACCAAATTGAATAAAGAACTATGTTATCTTCGTTGTAAACAGCAAAACATATTTCAGGCAAAACTTTATCGTTTATTCTTGGGAAATGATGCTTGTCTAATAATTTTGAAAACTCATCATAAAACTCCTCTTTTAAATGTTTCTTTACCGTGTACTGCATTTTAATTCAATTAATTATGACAAAGATACTAAAATCATTGAAAAGATTTACTTACCTCGCTTGAAACTGAAAATAATTCGGTTCTTTCAGATTTCCCAAGAGTCATTGTAACTTTCATGTAATAACCAAGTAAATTCTGCTGTTGGACACTATTCGGCTTGCTTGCTAATACAAAATCTCCCGAAACAAGGTTATTTACGACATCTAATGTTAGTGTGTTTTCGGTTTTTGACAATATCGTTCCAACAATTTGCAAATTAGAATTTAAAACCACATCGCCAACAGATATAATCGGATCAAAATCAAAATCAAATTCCAAAACCAATCCATTAATAGTGGTCGTGCCTATTCCTTGAAAACTTAATAGTGCAGTATCTTGAATTCCATTGTTATAACGAATATATCCGTAATAAATTCCCTCTTTCCATTCAAAATCAGCGATATTTACATACCCTTCATCTAAATTTGTTTCAAGAGCAATTTGCCAAGCGTCAGTCCCGTCCATTTCTATCGTTTTAAACATCTTACGAGTCGAGGGTTCCTGCGAAAAATTAAAACTCGCTTCGCTATCATAATCAACTCCGTAGAATTTGTTGTAATTTGGTGTTGCTCCATCGACTTCTTGATTATGAATATAAACTTCTCCGTTTTTGAATGAGTATAAGTTTCCGTTTACTCGAATCATTTCTTCTGGGTTGAAAGTTTGTGTACTCAGCCAACCGTTGTCTTTATCGCTATAAAGCCAAGTAACGAAATCGCTTTCATTCATTTGGATATTTAGGATGTAAATATCATAGTATTGGTCGTATTGACCTCGAATATGCGTAATTGTATTGTCTCGGAATAATTCTTTGAAATAACTTCTCATTCCTTGACTTGAAATCTCAAATAATCCGTTGCTTTCGTTTTTCTTGATTACAACACCGCGTTTTACATCTGTGAAATAATCATTGGTAGCGTAGTCATCATAACTTTGCGGATGTTGAGAAATTCCATTTTCAGAAGGATATGTTTTTTGTTGACCAAGAACTTGCGGAACACCGGTTAAGTTCGTGGTTCCGTCGGCATTAAACAACAAATCCTTTTCGTAATACACGATACTTACTTTGTCTTCTTGGAAAACGTCAAGGTTATTGTCTTTGCCTTTTAATTTAAAAATAGCCCCGTATGTCTTCTCTACGTCGTCCTTGTAATTAGCAAGCGACAAGTTAAATTCATTCAGTCTGTTTACATTTGTGTTTGAATTGTAAATTTCTGAATAAGTAATATCGGCAAATCGCGTTAATTGACGGTAGCCTTCTTTGTTAATATCGGATGGGTTAGAATCAATGCTAAACGATTTTTCGTTCATTCCGTCTCTAACTTTATAACTTTCAACACCGTTTCCAAAAGCAAAACAGTTAAACGCATCGTCTAATAAATGAGTTGTAAATTCGTGCGCTCCGGCAGTAATTGTATAAGTTTCCGGAGTTTCAAAGAATACAGAATTTAATTGCTCGATTGGCTCAGTTTCGAATACCAATGTTCCGCCGGCAAAGTTTACGTTAAACTCTACGGTTGTGATAATATCTCTTGTCGCAGTACCGTCTCTCCAAGGTTTAACTTGAAAACTTTGAGAATCAGGGGTTGTAAATTGCCAATCTCTTAAATAATCATTTGCGTAAGCAGTAAAAGTCGGGTCGCTTTGTATTTCAGCAGTAAAGAATGCTTGCATATCCGCATAATCATCTTGCGCGGTAAAAATCATGTCCAATGTCTCATTAAAAGATATAGCTCCGTATGCTTTAATTACTATTTTAAAATTAACTATTGTCCCGGCAGGAATAGCATCAGGAACCCAAACGCTCATGTCGTCGTAGAATCCAAAAAAAGGCTCTGTTGTCACGAATGACCGAGTAGCGTATCTTCTTTTCCCAAAACCAATATATGACCTAAAATCGTCTTGTGTGACGTTAATATTAAAATCTCCTTGTTTTATTTTAAAGTACAATCCGGCTTCTTCGAGTAATTCGTCACCATTAGATAACACATTTCCTGAAAGGAAGTTCTCAGATTGAGTTACAACCTCTAAAACCTTAGCTTTTCTAACTTCTTCTAAAGCTCCGGAGTAATCTGTTTTTACAGTAAGCAAATCGCCTTCGTTTACTTTGTTTTTACTTTCGCCTTCGAGTTTTATCCATCGGTAAATTCCGTCTGTGTAGACTTTATTTCCGTAGATAATGTCGTAATCTCTTTTGACTTGCTTAATGGCAAATTTGTAATATTTAGCCCAAGTCGGCGGGGTGTTGTTTATTGTTACTTGTAACTTATTGGTTAAATCTGAGTTATCCGCAGGAACATAAATTGTGTTGCTTGCTGAATTAAGAACAGTGGTTTTACGCCCTTGCTCGTCCATATAAATAAGTCCTACTTCATAATCTCTATTTGAGTGTAATGATGTAAAGGCATTTTGGTCAACTGTCTGTAAATCCGAACTTGTAACTAAATAAAATTCGTTTTTGTTTTCAATTATCCCACTTGGTTCGGTTACGTTATAAACGATAATTGGCGTTCTAACTTGTAATAAACTACCGCTTTGCGAAACAACAAAATTCGTTATTGATACAAATGTACCGGCGCCACTTTGGAAATTATTCTCAAATGTTTGAGAAAAAACTGTTTGTAGTTGATATGAAAACCCTGAATTCGCCAAGAAATCAGTTAAATCGGTATAATTATCGGTTAAGTTATAAAAGAAAGTAACCGATGGTGCGTGTGCTTCAACTAAAGATGATTGCAACGCTAAATTAATTCTTATTTGATTTCCCGATGTAAATTGATAACCGGTCATGTCAAATTGTGCAACTTGGTCAATTACAATATCTCCAACCAAAGTCGCTCCATAACCACCGCTTTTAGGAAACGATAATTGATGGTATGCTTGGTATAAGTATGTCGAAATATCCGTTGTAATATTGAAAAGTCTGTAACTTAAATTACAGTCATAAATTAATCCCTCATCGGAAGTAACGTATATCTGAACGTTTTTATTTGAGTTTGTGGTGTAGCTTACTATTTCGGTTCCTGTTAATCCGGTAGCCGATTGCAATACTGTTGCGCCATCTTTTAAGGTAACGGTGTATTCTACAAGTGAAAATCCTGATTGTGGTACAATTGTGACAAATAATCCCGCTTGATTTGGCGAACCAGTAACTGCTAAATTAACCGCTACTGTATTAGTAGTGAAATTCATTTGGTCAATTGGATTTGAACCGCTTACTTGTGTGCCTTGCTCAAAATCAATTTGATTTGAATAATCAACGGCTCCGTCATAATCAATAGAAGCGCCTTCAATTTCACTTGAAAACGGTTCTTCTGTAACTAATGCTACATCGAAATCAATAACAACGCCTAAATCTCTACCTTCAACAAAATTAGCATAAGCAATTCTGTTCCCGATAATTGTTTGGGCAACTGTTGTTAATGGTACGTTATCGAAGTTTCTAAAAAATTGATCGTCGGTTAATGTGGTGTAAATTTTCGATTTGCTAAATTGGAAAGACTGAACCGAATCATCAGCCCAACCTTGCTCAGATTTTACAAATTGCTCAATTACATAAATAATTGTAGAATCACTTTGTCTAAACAATAAATCCACTTCAACTACATCTCGTCCACCGGTATTAAAATCAATATCAACCGCATTAGACAAATTCAACATTCCTAAATTTTCATAGGTCTGATAGTCTAAGTTGAATTCTCTTGGCGTAAACGCTACTTTTGACCATGAACTCGGCGCTGAATAATATCCATCGCTGAATTTATATCGGTACGCAAAGCATAACATTTTATCTTCAATGAAATTATTTTCTACTCCGTCAACGCTTGTGGTTAAATTTATTTCGGGAGCAAATATTGGTGACGGTTTCATTACTGAAATCTCATCATTTGTAAATGCGTTTATTCCCCAAGTTTTTGCAGTTTCTACGTTTACGCACCTTGGCGGATTAGAATCTCCAGACCAAAACAATATCACATCTTGCGTAACTGCATCTATAAAAATATCTACATTGGTAATTCTCTCTTGAAAATTAAGCACTCCGCCTGTTGTTGCGCCAAGTATTAATGTAGATTGAAAAGTTAAAGTATTAAATTCAATGATATAATCAAATCCCGTAGCCTTTACAAAGTGGTAAATCTTTTCGTCAGAATCATTTCTACCTACTCCTATTGTTCTTGCGCCGGCATACGAGTAATTTACGTCATTTGCGTAATCGGATTTTTTTACGTTGCCGGGAATGTTTTTGAGTACGCCGGCTTGATTGATTCCGCCATTAAAAACTTGAATGTTTTTTGGTTCGCCAATTAATGCACCATTCGTAAACCTTTCGTCGGAATCACGGTCGATTATTGCTTGCGTAAAATTATTTTGGATTTTCATTAGGCGTAAATTAAGGATGTTCTATTAAAGTTGTAACCGCCAAGCATAGATATTAATGTGGTTTTGTTTATTCCAAAAGTTTCGGACGCTTCCTTTGCGGTTTCAAAAAAAACACCTGTCTCTAAATGCAAAACATATTTACTTCTTGGATGTCTTTGAGTCTCGTATCTTTTTTTAGCAGAAATAGAAATGTTTTTCTTTGTCCCTTCTGTTCTTTTTAGTCCTAAATTAGATTGTCTTAGTTTTTCTTTATGCTCATCCGAAAGATGTTTTCCGTAAAAATACCTGTCTTCTTTTTTTAGATTTTTATTATACTCTGCTAAATGCGGGTTTTTCTTTCCGTACCAATAGTTTTTCTCTCCTACCCATTTCCCTTTTTGAGCTTCTGACATTTTTTTTCTCGATTCTTCCGTATGCTTTCTTCCATAATTTGCATTTTCAATTCCTTTTTTAAAAGTGCCGGGGGGAAACTTTCTACCTCTCTGTCTTTCGGAGATGTCAGGTCTTTTTTTACCTCTACTAAAATCACCTATTTTTTTTCTATGTTCCTCTGTGAATATTTTAACTTTAGCAGACTCTGACATCTTTTTTTTTGTTTCTTCCGAAAAATAACCTGACTTGTCTGATGATTTTGTAACCCTGCAATTTAGCCCATTTCTTCCCGCACTATCGTAGTGGTCTTGCCAATAACGCTCTCTATCGTTAAGTATTTCTACTTCGCATTCTTCAATAATTTCAAAGGTATGATTTTTAAAATGATACTTTTGAAGTGATGCGTAAAGTGCTTTTTGTCCTTTGCAATTATGCGTTCTATAATGTCTTAGCCTTGCTTTGTCATTGACGGTTTGACCAATGTAAATTTTACCTGTAGGGCTTGTTATTTTATAAATTCCTATCATAATCTACCTAATTGTTGTCTTTCCGGCTTTCCACATTTGGATAAATTCTGTCGGATTAATTTTTAAAAGTTTCAATCTCGCGTTTCTTGATGATGTGTCGTATGTTTTTTTCAAATTACGCTTTTCATAATCCGGCAATCTGATAGAGTTTTTACCTAAATTATATTGGCAATAATCATAAAGCGCAATTTCGGCAAATTTATGCAAACGCATCTCATCTTCCGCGACTTGCAATCCATCAGAAATGTATTCTAACAAGATTATTCTCGACTCGCTATCGGCTCCAAAATGAATTCTTTTATCATTGATATTGAATGTTCCGTTGCTATTAATCGTCGTGTCGTAATTAAAAATCGGGTCTAATTGGTATCTTGAATAAATTCCAAAACAACCGTATGGATAATTAGGATAATCACTTGGATTTGCCGGTAAATTATCGTTAATCGCTTCAATGGCTGTTGTGCCTTCTAATATTTCGCCGTCGTTGTCAAAAAGTATGTCGCCTACATTATCTTGTAAATACGCGGTTCCTAATGGAGTATGGCGATTTTGTGACATCGGACGTATTCTACCTGTTCTTTGGTCAACCCAAGAGATTCTTACATAGTTCAAATAATCGGGCGGTAATATGATATTATTTGCATCGTTCAATTCCAATTCCACAACTCGCACTTCATTTAAGAAATCCATTGTAAATTGGCGAATTCCTTGCTTTACTTGATAGATTATTTTTGAACGAGGTATGTAGCCAAGCAATGTTGAATCACCGGTATAGTTTTGCTCAAAATTATTTACTAAATCCTCAATACCAACAAAAGCATAATCGCCAAAATTATCTTCATTAGAATAATAAATTTCAGGATTTTGACTTCCTAATTGCGGAATGTAATCAGGAAGCGTAAAACTGTATGTATTGGAGTATATTAGCATTTTATGTGATGTCTATTTCAAGATATGTGATATACAACTCTAAAGTTCCGTCTCCACCTGTTGGATTGGCTCCTGTTCCGCCTATAATAATATTTAATACCTCATAAGACGAACCCGTAGCCGTAAAGTTTTGTGAAAAAACTTGGATTGTTTGAGCATTGTCAGCACTGCCCATCGGAACAGTAACTACAGCAAAAGCAGTGTTTATTGTCCCTAAACCTATTCTCCAAGTTGCTCCCCCCGTGTATGGAGTCGTAACGTGTGTGTATTTTTGATGGATAAATCTTGGCACAAGTAATTTTCCTGCAACAGCGGGCGCAACCTCTATTGGGGTTGTGAAAATATCCAAAATATCGTCAGATGTTAAAGAAACTTTAATAACTTTTTCAACAGATGAAATGGTTAATATTTCTTGGTCAACATAATCAGCAACCGCTTTTAACGCTTCGCCTTCGTCTGTAGGAGTTAAGGAATCAACCGCTGTTTTATCGGTAACATTTGTATCAATATAAGTATTTAATTGTGCTCTTGTCATTATTTCTTATTTTTAGTTAAAGGTTTCTGTAAATGCTGTTGAGTGTATTCTTGCGTAAGGCGGAGGCGTAGGGGTAAAATTTGTGCTTAATCTAATTTGAAAATTTACCATATTCTCTACTGTTATGATTTGGGGGCTTGATGTCGAAATTGCAATTGGTGAACTCCATGTATTTCCGTCTGCCGAAACCTCATAAAACAAATCCACAAGCGAAAACGTAGCTGAAAATTCAACTGAATAAGTATTGTAGTTTGTTTTGGTTACGTTATCTATAGATAAACTCATAAATGTCTATTTTTCAACAAAGATAAAAAAAAACTATCACGTTTTGCTATTTGATACTATTTTTCTATATTACGGGAAACCGTAAAATCAATTAAATTGTTTTTTATAAATTTGCCCCATGAAAACTTTAAAAGCATTCTTAATTTTATTTATCGTAGCGATGGTATCATTAAGCGTTGAGTCTCAAACGAAATATGAGAAAACCAACAAAACAGTAGTGACAAATGACTACAACTGCTCTACATTTAGTGTTTCGGGAATATTCTTAAATGGAGGCACTTGGAGCGTTTATCTTTTTGAAGGAAATTACTATTATTATAATATTATAACAAATTCAACTGATAATTTAGGAAAAAGTTGTGCTAATGCCAATAAGAGATGTAATGAATTGCGAAATTTAAGCATGAATTAAAAATAGCGGAAGCCGAAAAGCTAAAGAGTAGGCAATATATAAACACACACATATTATGTACACATTAAGAATTATTGAAGAAGAAAACATTGAATCTAACCAAGCGTTAGGAGAAAAATTCACGGTTCTATTAAAACAATTTGTTTCAAATGAAAGATGGCTTGACACTTATAGAGCTATTTTTGGACAGTCAATGTCCCCTGATTCAGATATTTTAGAAGTCCCGAAAAGCATTCACGCATTTGTTATTTCGGAAGGAGGAAAAAATATTATTGCCTTAAAAGACAATGCCTACAATTATATTGTAACAGAAAATGGCAAAACATTTAAAAATTTAACTTTTAAGTAAAAATTAAGCCCTCGTAATTGAGGGCTTTTTTATTAACTTTGATTTTGTTTCTGCCAAGTCTGCATTTCTTCTGATTCAGAAACGCCTATAATCTCATTTTCCCTTACGCTAATTCCGGCATAACCCAATATTTTTGTAACTACAGTAGAAAATAATGATTGCGATAATTCAAAATCTTGCAAATCACTTGCCGATGCATTGTAAATTGGATTACCTGCTACTAATTGGAACGTCCACTTACAAGGTCTTGGAACGCGTATGTAGAAAAGTTCGGCATAATATCCAGTCGGCACAATTGGCGAAATCTCAAAACTCGTTCCTTTTCTAATGTAACAAGGAAACAATAAACTCGGAGAAGTCATTGGCGAATTCTTCAAAATATTCAATTCTCTTTTCTGAACTTCTTGAATATCAATTTTCTTTGTTGTCGCAGTTTCTACTAATGATAAGTTTTCAGCACGATATAAATCAGTACCGGTATATGACCATAAATTAGTCGTTCCGTTATAAGTGAAATTCGCTTGTGTGGTATATTCTGAAAACACGTCAATTTGCTCACGTAAATTCTTTGGTAAATTAGCGTATTCAGTACCGGTTAATCTTTTATTTTCTTTATTAAGGAATTGATTGTACTGATAAAACAGATTCTCAAAAATATCTAATTGCGCCAATTGGCAAAATGAATTGAATTCATCTACACCTAAATAACCTCTGTTCGATTTCGCTAATAAAAAGAGAACCGTATTTCGCACCTGATTGACGCTTATAGCCATAACTTACTAATTTACATAGCAAAGATAGAAAAAATTGATAACACTTGGCGAATTGATACTATTTTTCTATACTGTTTGGCGGATTGGTTAAATGTTGGTAGATTTGCTTATTATTAATCAAATTTAATCTAATATGAATTCATTACTATTGACCGACGGATACAAGACGTCACACCACTTGCAATATCCCAAAGGCACAACCCTTGTTTATTCTAACTTTACACCGAGAAGCAATAAATATGCTCCAAAAGGATGTGATAAAGTTGTTGTTTTTGGAAGCCAAATGGTTATGATGCAGATTCATGAGCATTTTCAAGAAAACTTTTTTAACAAAAACAAAGAAGAAGTTTGTCGGGAAATGAAAAAAGAACTGACAATGTATTTAGGGGCTGATTACGATGTGTCTCATTTTGAAAAACTTCACGAATTGGGATATTTACCTATTGTTGTAAAATCATTAGAAGAAGGCGTATTGTGTCCTATCAGAATACCAATGTTCACCATTTACAATACCGTTCCCGAATTTTATTGGGTCACTAATTATCTTGAAACGATTATCAGTAATTTAATGTGGAAGCCATTGACTTCCGCTACAATTGCGCATTCTTATAAAAACATTTTAAAAAATTGGGCAATTAAAACTGATGAAAAAAATATTGGATTTGTTGATTTCCAAGGACACGACTTTTCTATGAGAGGAATGGATTCTATTGATGCGGTTTTTTCTTCCGGTCTTGGGCATTTAACCTCTTTTTTAGGAACAGACAGTCTGCCTACTATTTACGGAGCAAGAAAGTTTTACCAAGAAAATGGATTTGTAGCTTGTAGTGTTCCTGCAACGGAACATTCGGTGATGTGTTCCGGAGGAAAAGAAGATGAAATTGAAACATTCAGAAGGCTGATGAATACTTTTCCGAAAGGAATTTTATCTGTCGTTAGTGATACTTGGGACTTATGGAAGGTTTGTTCTGAATATCTTCCAATTCTCAAAGAGGAAATATTATCTCGCGACGGGAAATTAGTTATTCGCCCAGATAGTGGTGACCCTGTAGAAATTATTTGCGGTCAAAACGAAGAAAATTGGACGAGAAGCATCAAAGATATTCCTAAACAAAAAGGCGTTGTAGAGTTGCTTTGGGATGTATTTGGTGGAACGATAAATGAGCAAGGATTCAAAGTTTTAGACCCTCACATTGGCGCCATATACGGGGACAGTATAACTATTGACCGAGCTGAACAAATTTGTAAAAGATTACACGATAAGGGCTTTGCGTCAACAAACATTGTATTAGGCATAGGCTCTTTTACTTATCAATACAATACTCGTGACACTTTTGGATTTGCGATGAAAGCAACTTACTTAGAAGTAAATGGAGAGGGCAGGGAAATTTTTAAAGACCCCGTTACGGATGATGGCACTAAAAAATCAGCAACCGGACTATTGAGTGTTATTAAAGAAAACGGAAATTTAACACTTATTGATAAATGTTCTTGGGAACAAGAAGGTAAAGGTCTTTTGAAAACAATATATAAAGACGGGTCATTTTTTGGTAAAACATCTTTAACTGAAATAAGACATAGACTAAATGGATAAGTATTTAGAGCCAAATTCCGCATACGAAAGACTCTGTGCGGAATATAAAAAATATGGAAGTTTAATTGTAGCCGTTGACTTTGATGATACGCTTTATGATTTCCATAATCAAGGAAGTTCCTATGAGCAAATCAGACAGTTGATTAGAGATTTATACAAAATAAATTGCTATATAATTGTTTGGACGGGAAATCAAGACAGTTCATTTATTCAAGAATTCTTAATCAGCAACAAAATACCATATCATTCCATAAACGAAGAAGCGCCTATTAGTAAAAAGTTGCTAAATGGTAAGTGTCCGAGAAAAGTTTACGCGAATGTTTATCTTGATGATAGAGCAGGATTAGAGCAAGTTTATAACGACTTAAAAAGATTGATAAATGAAATATAAAGTAACGAAATATCCCGACAATAGTTTTTACGTTGAAATCATTGAGTTTTCAGAAAATTTAACGTTTAGAATAAACTCATACGAAGACTTGTGGGTGTTGAATCAAATAAAGGACATTTGCGACAACAATAATCAAAAAGTAAACCTTACCATTCCTTGCTTATTAGATGCTCAGGCAGATAGAAGATTTAATCAATATCAACCTCACGGATTAAAATTGATTTGCAAATTTATAAATGACTTGAAATTTAATTCTGTTTCTGTTTTTCATCCTCACAATCAAGAGGTTGTAGAGGCGATGATAGACAATTCGAAAATAATAAATAACTCAAAGTTTATAGAAAAATGCTTGCGGGAAGTAAATGATGTTATTTTAATGTCTACTGATGCCGGCGGATTTAAACCATTGATGAAACTTTGCGATATATTAAACTTTAAAGGAGAAACTTTTTCAGCATCTAAGTCAAGAAAATATGACGGAGAAAAATCAAAACTAATTCAATTAGTAGATAAAAATGATTTTAAAGGTAAGGACATTATGCTTGTAGACGATATTTGCGTGAATGGAGGTACTTTTATTGGATTGGCAAAATTATTAAAAGAAAGAAACTGTGGCAGATTGTATTTGGCAATATCTCACTTAACAGTAGAGCGCCCTAATCCGGAATTATTTAAGGTTTTTTATTCTGTATTTACGACAAACAGCAAAGGTTTGACTTGTGTAAACGAAAAAAGTAATGTCCCTGACAATCTAAAGGTCATTGATTTGTTTTAATAAAAAAGCCCTCTCGTAATTGAAAGGGCTTTTTCTTTTGGTTGGTTTAATTATTATCCTACTGAATTTTTCAGATACTCGAAGGTCGTTCTTCCTTCTCCCGTTGCAAAAAATTCTACAATGGCGTTCATCTCGTCTTGGTTCGGCGACACTTGGCAAATCACATCGCCTTTGTCATTGAAAAACTTGTAGTTTCTGTACTCGATAATTCCTCGTCTTAATGCCGTTTTAGCAACACCTTTCATTTCTAAAGTTGGGTCATTTGCCAATTTAACGAAATTCTTCGGTTGTTTTTTCGATTCAACGAATACCGCTTGTTTAAGTTCTGCCGGCGACCAATTTTCTTTGTAATCAGAACACAATAATCCTGCAATAGCATCCATTTTTAATGCTGATAAACTTTTTGCCAAACTCATTGCTTCAAATTCAATTTCGAAATTCTCAACTTTTGCAGTTGCTTCTTTAGCTGGATCGTATTCCATAAACAATGTACCGCCGTTTTTTACGTTATGAGGGTGAATCTCAATGAACTTCTGTAATTTCACGTCAGTTTCATAAGTTTTCAGCATACCGTCTTTAAAATTAACGTGTTCCACTCTCGCATCTCCTTTGTGCTTGTCTTTGAAAAATGAAGTTTCGGTAAATGATAAGAATAAAGCATGAACATCTTTTGTTTCCGGGTGAATATACTGTAAAGGACTCAATTGCTTGTGTCTTGTTTGTAATCCTTGGGAAATTGGTTTTCTTCCGTCACATAAAACATAGATTCTTTCTTTAGCAACAAAATTTGCTAATTGCGGAATGTCATCGTAGTTTTCGTTTTTAATTTGAACCGTTGCTCTTTCAGTTCGAGTTGGTTCTGCTGCTGGTTTTCTTTCTTCAAGTTTTTTGTCTAATAACGCTTCGATTTCAGACATTGTTAAAGTAACCGTAGGTTCTTTTTCTACTACTTCAGTTGTAGCGTTTTCTTGTGGCTTTTCAGCACTTTGGTTTGAGGCGTTGTTTCCGCCACCAAACGGAGCTTTCCATTTGTTCATTTTGATTTAATTTTAAGTTGATTTAATTTAAAAATAAGGGCTTGAATTTTACTCCAAGCCCTGTATTTGTTGGGTTGATTAACCCCTAATAAGCATAGAATTATTTCTTGAAGTCAAGCATAAAGCTCTCTCTGTGATGAATTCAGTAATCACTGCGTCTTCTGTATTGGTTCCGTCGTCCCATTTACGCATGGCCATTTTGTACTTTCTGTTAGTCAATTCGTTTGCGCGATATTTAACGTGAAGCACTGGCTCAGTAGCAACTTTTCCTTTCTGAATATCGTAGATTTTAGTAGAACCCATTGGGAACATTGCTCCGTGAGTTTTAGTTGCTCCGATTGCAGAACCTTCAGTTGTTGGGTTGTCTAAGAATCTCCAAAGTGATTTTTTGAATTGGTAGTTACCGTATTTGAACGCTTCGAATCCTAATTTAAGCATTTGAGCCTCATTATCGAATTCTCCCCAAGATACACCGGTAACGTTTTCTGCTTTCAACATTCTGTCAATTACTCTACTTTGTGAAGAAGTAATATACAAGTAGTTGTCAGCGATACCACCTTGAGCATTCATTCTGTCGATTACTTCATCAAAATCATCTAAGTCAGTTAATTGACCTGAGAAAATGTTTCCGTCTTCCATTGCAGAGAATAAACCTTGTGTACCCGGTACGCCCGCAGCAGCCAAATCACTTGCCCAAAGTTGACCTAAAATCAATTTGTTCTCGATTGCGTTT